AATTGTAAGTTGCGAGATCTTTTATTTTTATCTGATCAAGTAGTTCTCTGTTGGCACGCCAAAGGAAATCTAGTTTCGCTGTGTGCGGTGCGTAGTGAACTTTCTTTATCAGTTCATTAATTATACCATCATCATATCTTGTAGCGGCTGATGTAGTATCTTTTCCATTCATTGGTTGTACTGGGATCTCTAAATCCTCGTACTCTTCTTTGCTTGTCAAATCTTCCAAGCAAATTCCAAAGAATGATAAAGCTCGTGTAGTAGCAAATGTTTCAGCTATCTCAAGATAACCTGGTTTATCTCTAAACTGCTTAGAGTAACCTGTTGCTATAATTCTTTCAGGATCATAACCCATGATTAAACATTTAACTATGACATATCTGTCAGAGTGTTCTATAATCATAGTATTAATCCCAAACTCAGTACCAAACACTTCTCTAAAGTATTTTACTTTAGACCAAGCTGATACTGTTTTCTTTCCATGTTGATTTAAGTATGTGCCATTGGCTGCACACAAATCATTAACTTGTTTTATTTTCTCTTTCATTGTTTCCTTAGGTTGTTTTATAATTACAAGTATATGCAAAAACCTCTTTAGATTTATAGTATATACCTGTTTTGTTTTTTGCTGTACTGAATCTGCTTGTGTGTACATAAGTATGCTTATCAAATAAAGCATCACACAAACGAGAATCAATCTTATCTACTTTATATTCGTATGTATTGGCATAACCACTCATAAGAATTATTGTAAGTATAATTTTCATTTTATAATAATATAAACTAACAAAACAAATATAACTAAAACTAAAACTGTTTTAATAAACATATTTCTAAATTCTCTATCCTCTCTTTGTTTTAATTTACGCATTATATTATCATGCCTAAATTGTTGTCTAATCTTTTCGTGTTGTTTAAATAAATTATTATATATATCCATTATACTTTATCCCATAGGCTAGCTGCCTTACGCACATACTCTTCTTGAATATCTTTCCACATAAACCCAGAAAAATCTGGTGGTGGAACTAACTTAGCTATTTCAAAAGGATTACCTTTACAAAGATAAACTAAGTTCTGTCTGATCTTAGCTTTAATTAAATCACCTTGAACTAAGAAATCCATATACTCAGGAGTTAGAAGTTCGCAAGTATCAGGAGTGAACACATTGTAGCTATCTTGATTAACATAAAGCAAGTGAGGAGTTTTACCAGTAGCCTTCCAATAGAAAGCACATTGCTTAACGTGATTAACATCAGGTGCTTTAGGTAAATAACCTTTGATCCAACTGAAGCCAGCTTTAGTATCTGATTTTCTTTTTGATCTATGTTTAGTTTTTAATTCAATAAATTTATTTTTATTATCTTCGTAATCTATTCTACCAATCTTTGGTAAAACTAATTCTTTAAATTTATGTGAGCAATATCTTTCACTGGCAGACTCATCACCTAAGCCAATATCATTAACAGCTTTTACTGTTATCTTAATCATATCTGTTAAATAGTTTTTAGTGTCTTCGTGTTGCTCTTTGTCAGCTTCGTTGTGTGCCTGGTATTTATCATACTCATTTATTTCTTCTTTAATAATAGTATCTAAATCTTTTTTCTCATTAAGAATTTTCTTCTCAGCATCGTACATATATTTAGATAAGAACTTTTGTGATGCTCTACCAATAGATACACCAGCAGTCATACGATAAGAGATGTTCATTAATCTACGATCCTCTTGTGTGAAGTGGCAGTATCTAACTAACCAATCAGAATCTGATAAGTTCTCTTGTGATGGTGAGCTGTGGTCTAATCCTAGTTTGGAATAATATTGTAGTGCAATATCCTCATCAATATTTTTAAGAGATGGAATAGTATTATTTTTTGTTAAATCAATAACCATATAAACCTTTCATTGTTTAATAACCAATACATATATTAACAATTTAAGTCAATGCTAAATAAAGATTGACTGTGAATAACTTTTATGGTTATGGTGCGACAACGAAAAGGATAACAATGAAATACAATCAACAAATAAAACGACTACTTAAAAAGTATCATAGAATGTTTGATGCTTTTGGAAACAAAAGGAAAAAGAAATGACACTAAACGAGTACAAACAAAAGAATAAACTTAGCAACAAAGATCTTGCTAAGCTCATAGGATTAACAGGAAAGAATCCTATCGTATCTGTGATTAGGTATTTAAAGTCAGAGAGAATACCACATCCTAGATTTATGAAAGTAATAACACAAAAGACAGGAGTTGATCCTAATAGCTTTTATGAGGAGTGGTATGGCAAACATAAAATTTGAAAAGGTTATTATTTATTGGCAGGATATAAATGGTGGTGAGGCATGGAATACAAAAGCTGATGCCGATAATTTAGCTGTCGCTGATTGTTGCACCATTGGATATATTTATAGCGAAACAAAATCGTGCATTAAAACATTTGCTACATATTCAATTTGTGCTGATGGCTCTGTAGATTATGGGGATCTTGTCGCTTTTCCTCGTGGCTGCGTAACTAAAATAGAAAGGCTAGATAACTAATATGCAAGACAGAAAACAAAGAGGCAGTAATGATCTTGAAGTTATAATCCACGATCTAAAAAAAGAAATAGATAGATTAAACGAAGAAATACAAATTCTAAATTTAGAATTAAAAAAAGAAAGGGAAAAAGAATAATGTATTTAAATGCCAACATACCATTAATAGAATGCTATGTAAGAGGAAACTATTTAAGAGATCAGCAAGACTCACACGATAAATATTTTTGGTGTGTAGAAGATCAACCTAAGTGGACTACAACAGAAACAGAAGTTGGTCAGTATAACTATGAGTATAAAGATACAGAAAAATAATAATGAAACTAAGAACGCTTGATTTATTTTCTGGTATAGGTGGGTTTAGTTTAGGTTTAGAATCAACAGGTTTCTTTGAAACGATTGGCTTTGTAGAGAAAGATAAATTCTGTCAAAAGGTTTTAAAGAAACATTGGTCCAACATTAACATTGAGGAGGATATAAGAAATGTCAAAGGAGAAAAGTACCAAGCAGATGTCGTTACAGGGGGATTTCCTTGCCAACCATTTAGCGTTGCAGGAAAAAGAAAGTCAACAGCAGATGATCGTTACCTCTGGGATGAAATGCTTAGAGTCATTAGAGAAGTCAAGCCAAGCTGGATTATTGCAGAAAATGTTGAAGGCATTGTTAATATCAACGAAGGCATGGTACTCAGACAGGTGCTTAATGACTTGGAAAACGAAGGTTTCAAAAGCCAATGTATTATTATTCCAGCTTCAGGCATCGGTGCATGGCATCAAAGGAAACGAATCTGGATTATGGCTTACTCCGACAGCAACAGACATGTCAGTGAGATCAGAAGAGGCAATGGAGAAGAGAAAGCAATACCGGTCCAAGATAGGAAGAAAGACAGTACCTCCAGGAAGTCTATCGGAACAAGTGATGTATGGCAAACCAACAAAGAATATGTACCCAACACCAACACAGGATTCAGCATCAGAGAGAACGAAGAAATACAGTCAAGGGGGAATGCCATTACCAATGGCAGTGAAGATGTTTCCAACTCCAACAGCTGGCTGCGTGGAGGGAGGGGAACAGAGCTCAAGAGTGGAGATGACAGAGAGTGGGGGTTTCATACTGAGAAAGAAAAACAAACCAGAGAACACATTCGGTGCAAAACTATCGGATGCAATGCTGTACTTGGAAAAGATGTATCCAACCCCAATGGCGAGGGATCACAAAGATATAAACTTCAACACGACTTGGAAACTGGGAAACAAATCTCAGAACACAATGGCGAGAGAAGTTTTGAAAGACAACAAACCTGGTGGCAAACTCAATCCGAAATTTGTGGAGTTCCTAATGGGGTATCCTATGAACTGGACAAAGATAGATCCAACAGAATAAAATCTTTAGGCAATTCTATTGTACCACAAATCGCAAGACAAATTGGATTATCAATTATGGAGGCAGAATTAAATGGATAACATTCAAAGCGGAGCTTATCATGGCAAGATATAATTATTTTGTAGGTGGATTTGGCGATTTCTATTCAGAATGGCATAGAGCGAAGTGTTCGGATATTGGGTACATCGACATCGATTCTGTGCCTATTTGTATTAACAAACCTTGTTGGAAACCATTAGCAGTTATTGAAACTGTGTATGATACTGGTAAGAACTATAAGAAATATACAACAGTTGTAGAAGCCATAGCACAAGGCTTAAATATACCTTGTTTTTTGCTATACTATAAACCTATACCAGATACGGATAGCCTAGAGTTTAAAGTTCAGCGTCTATACCCCCTTAAAAATGGTTTAAAGGGTACTTTAGAGCCTATCTTAGAAGAAGAATGGTACTATGTTATGTTAGATCTCCAAATTCAACATGATAAAGTGTGCAAACACAAGGTAAGATGATACCTTTTCCTAACAAAAAGTACCAGATTATATATGCTGATCCACCTTGGAGTTATAAGGTATGGAGTGAAGATAAAAAAGCAGCACAAGGAACTGCAAAACGTCATTATAATACGATGAAAATAGAAGACATTTGTAATCTTCCTGTAAAAGATTTAGCTGATAAAGACTGTAAGTTATTTCTTTGGGTTACTCCACCCTGTTTAAGAGAAGGATTAGAAGTTATGAAAGCATGGGGTTTTGAATATAAAACAATTGTTTTTTGTTGGGTAAAAACTAATCCTAAAAGTAAAACTCCATTTTTTGGTATTGGTCATTGGACAGCAAGTAATTGTGAATTAGTTTTAGCTGGGTTAAAAAAAGGAGCTAAACTAAATCGTCAAAGTAAATCTATCAGTCAAATAGATATGTCTGCACGAGGAGCTCATAGTGTAAAACCAGAAAGTATAAGAAATAAAATTGTAAGTTTATGTGGCGACTTACCTCGCATTGAATTGTTTGCTAGGCAAAAGACTGAAGGCTGGGATTGTTGGGGGAATGAAGTTTAATGCCTAAGTATAAGCAACATATTAGAGTACCTACTGGTTTATTTGATCATCCTGGCTACAAAGGCTTGGCAGATAACAGAAAGCCTTATGCTTTAGCGATCATTGTAATGCTTTTAAAGTATGTAAATCAAAAGATT